GTCTGGCTGCTTGTCTTTTTTCCACATAAAGTCTGAACAATGTAGGTTCTATGTCATAATCTAATCCGACAACTTGAGTGACGACGGCTGGTGTTTGAGAACCCAAATCGTAATGAATTGTTGGTGAAGGAATGGATCTGATGTCAACTGTGTTCTTGGACCTATTTGCTGCTATTTTGATGTGGTCTTTTATATGACAGTTTTTCTCTTTTGAAAACACAACGTGTTGGGTCAAACCGAAACTGGTTATTTGATTGTGCTCAGTTCGGGTCATACATTGCATATATCTTCTTTAATCGAGATTGATAACGTCATAATTCATAATGGTATCATTGGAGTGGTAGTATTAATCTTGGGTGTTGACAGTTTGTATTCTCATAGTGTACTCGGTCATTTTCATAAGATCAGATCTGACTTGAAGTCCTAAAGACCCTAATGATTATTTGGAGTCATAGATGTGACCTGCTGATAAAACAACATCTCCAGGTTTGACTAGAGTGAATATGTCTTAATTGACATAGTAGATTGCATTGAAAGCCACGAAGTAAGTAACTCCTGGTTAGATTCTGTAATTTTCTAGTTTATAGACAAATTAATAGTGATCAGAAGCCGCTCTTGCTTTGGCCATGAAATCTAGAGCTGATGATTGTGCATTAGTGATAGTGAAATTGGTTTGATTTCTTTGAGTGGCGTCCGGTACTAGAGTTTGAGGACTTTCTCTAAGCATATCAGGACCTATCATTACTATATTATTAGGTCTAACTGTTCTTAAAATTTCTTAAACCTAAGCGACTAATTATCTTCTGTGTTCAGCATTTGATGAATGAAGAGCAACATCGGGATCGTTAATACCTGTTTGATTCACTTAGACCTAGACTTTTGCTAAAGCTCTTTTTTTGTTTTAGAGTAAAGATTTGCTAATTCCGTACATGAATCTGAGTTTATCAACTGCATTTTTTTGGTTTTTGTTTGATTTAAGAGTGGCTTGTATAAAATCGTAGTCAACAAACACTTCTTAATCTATGAAAAACAATTTATCCAATATTTTGCAGTCTAATTTAGATTGATTGGTGATGATTCCGAAAAGTCTGACGAGTTATTTAACTGGTAAATCTTTTAAATTGTCCACTGTTAGCAATTTCACTGAATTAGCTTGAACAAAATTTTTGTCAGATAACAAAATTTTAACGGCCTTGGGGTTTACTTACAAAGTTATCAAATGTTTAAACAAACGTTTTTTATTCTCATCAGTTTCTAATTTTAATTCATCGACCCACTCTTAAGGGAATTCAGATGAAATTAAAGAGCTTAATGAAGTTTGAGAAACATCTTCATCATCTTCATCATAATTATCGGATTCTCCTGTTCCTGATTGTGAAAGACTGTAAACTGATTTAGAACTATTTTTCTTGGATGGAGGTTTGGGTAGTCTCTTTTCGGATGAAGGTTACTTCTTCGAGTCTTTGTCATCTGCGGATTTATCTGATTTCTTTTCCTCAGTTTTTTTATCTGAAGGTTTTTCCGATTTTTTACTTGGGGGTTTTCTTATCTGATTTTGAATCCTCAGATTTCTTTTCCTCTGATTTCTTTTATTCGGATTTCTTCCCATCAGTTTGGCCATTTTTTTCTTTACCATCAGTTGGTTTAGGCTTAGGGGTAGAAGGTTGTTATTTTTCTGATTCTTCAAACAAATTTTTTAAATTTTATTTTCTAGGTCTGTTTTCATTTTTCTTGCTGAATATCAATTTTTCTCGTCTCACGTTGGCTTGTGATTGAGTTTCAGAAGCTGAAGGTAGTCCTAGCTTGTCAATGTATTTCACTCTACTGATGTGATCTACGAAATCTTCTTTCAATTAGATTTTGTCCAATGGTGAGGATTACTCATACACGGTGTCTTTGTGGAGAGTTTAGAGTACATCCTTCAAAGGTTCAATTTTACCGAGAGAAAAATTGTTGCAGTCGTTTTTCACGATCATCTAATAATTTCTGTCAGCAT